AAGCAGTTGGAACAGCACCAGCAGAAAGAGATCAACGACGGATTGAGGGAGATCACGGACAAGTTCGAGTTCGTGGTGGACGAGGAGGTCCGCACCGCAGGCCAGTACGCCAAGACCATCAGCACCAACCTGGCGGAGACCAACGCCAGCGCATTGGTCAAGTTAGTGAACAAGGTCCTCGCGGGCACCAAGACACAGATAGACGTACAGCCAAAACTCAAACTGGCCGCGGGCACAGTGGATGACAACACCAGCCTGGTCAGGTACTTCGAGGACGCGGTAAGGGTGGGCGAGGGCTATCAAGCACTAACTGATGCGTTCTGGCTTACATACGCATTCATCCTCACCGGGCGTGAGGATTTCAAACCCACACGTGTGGGCACCCTGGGAGACAATCTCAAGAGTGTTTATGCTGAATTAAGGGATTACTACCGCACTGAACAGTTCAGGGAAGACGCCAAGAAGGCACAGTTCATAGACTGGTTCGAGATCAAGTCGCACATGGAGACCAGATGGAATGAGTTCGACAGCATCAGGAAGGTGCACCCCAAGAGGATAATCTACAAGGCCATCCGCAAGAAGGTGCATGTGCTGAAATTCATCAGGCCAGGCGTGAGTCTGGGCAACATAGACTGGGGACAGTATGTTGTCAAGAACTACGACTACCTCTACAGTGGCACCAACGTGGACGTGCAGAACCTCAAGATATTTTACAAGGCCGCTTACTACCTGCGCAACATCAACCCACGCGAGAAGGACAACAAGGAACAGGGCTTCGTTTCTGAGCTGGAGAAAAATCTACAAGCAGTTTTTGGAAGGAACAACTATCCAGAACCAAACGCACCCATCAGGCAGGAGGTCAGCAACATCAAGGGCAGGAGTTCCATGGATCCGCTGAGGCCCAAGTCACAGCAGTTCTATGACTACATAACCAACCCCGAGACCGACATGGTCAAGTTGGAGATGCAGATACTGGGAGACCCCATATACATCTGCCAGGACCAGTTCATACCCATAGACAAGAGAAGGAATCACTACAGATCCGAGACCTCCGTCAGTCCGCGTTTTGGCAGTTTCAACAGTGAGTTCACGCAACCGCTGATACAGGTCAACTTCCGTGTGCCCGATGACATCAACGAGAACACTGGACTGATGTTCGATAGGAAGAGCACCTACTCGGAGCGACTGTGGTTCAGCGGCATATACCAGGTCACCAAGGTTGAGAGCAGGATCAACAATGGCGAGTTCACGCAGACCCTGTATGGCGCGCGATTAAATAATCAAAGTGGTGAGAACAAGGGCATTAGCACGTTCAGGATCAACAGTGATGGCAAGAGATTAGTGGACGGCGCAGAGAAGGGCGATGTGAATAACAATGGAGAATATGATTCCGGACAAGAAAACAACGGAACCGGACCACAGGCATAGGATAAAAACATGGCAAACTACGGAATAGAAGGCGGATTCTCAGACACACAGGACAACACCTGGTACTTCAAGAACAAGTACAGCGTGGGGGACACAGGTCCCTACGTGGGGGTGGTCAAGAACACCATAGATCCTTTGCGAATGGGTCGACTGGGAGTGCACATTCCCGCCCTAAGTAAGACGGAAGGTGAGACCAGGTCGGACGGGGCACAGAAGATACCCGCTGAGAGTTTGATATGGTGTCAGTACTTGTCACCGTTCTACGGTGCCAAACCATTCAGGGCCACTTCAAAGACCGATCCCTACAACTACCAGCAGTCACAGACCGCCTATGGCATGTGGGCCATACCACCCGACGTGGACACCAACGTGTTGGTGATATTCGCCAAGGGTGAGAAGGGCAACGCCAACGCATTCTGGATCGGGTGCATCCAGGAACCATTGACTAACCAACAGGTTCCGGGACTGGGCGCCACGGTCAACACGGTGGCCGAGTCACAGGGCGGAGATTTCTCACAGAGCAAGGAAGACATTTACGGCACCACGATACTGCCGGCCGGCGAGAAGAACAAGAATGTGTTTGGAGATGGTGAGACAGTGGAATCCGCCAACCAATGGAAGTATCCCATCAACACCGACCTCGCTGACCAATTGATGAAACAGGGACTGGTTGCGGATCCGTTTCGGGGAACCACTTCCAGCAGTGCGCGTAGGGAATCACCCAGCGCTGTGTTCGGTATCAACACCCCGGGCAGGATCAAACCTGATTCCAGGACGCCCAACGTGGGGATAGACGGAACACCACTGGCCGTAGATCGCGCGCCAGGACACAGTTTCGTCATGGACGACGGTGCCCAGGACGGCACAAACCAACTTACGAGATTGAGGACCGCTTCAGGACACCAACTGCTGATGCATGACACGGAAGGTGTGGTGTACATAGCCAACGCTTCGGGCAATGCCTGGATAGAGATGGACAGCGAAGGCAGGATTGACGTTTACTCAGGCATTGGCGGAATAAACATGAGGACGCAGGGTGATTTCAACCTGCACTCGGACGCCAACATCAACATGCACGCCTCGGGTCAGATCAGGATGAGCGCCACCAACGAGATTGTTAAGTCAGCGGGCACCTACATGCTGAATCTCGGGGAGAAGGGCATATTCAACAGTTCACAAAAAGGAAGCATAAGAGATTACGCCAGAGACGGATTAACATCATACACGGACGGACAGCAGTTGCACGGCGCGGTGGGACAAATAGCTTTGTCGGGATCACAAGTGCACATGAATTCATACCCAGCCAGCGACACATGGGGACCTAAGTGGTTGGACACGGACGCCGCGAACATGACCGAGAGACAGGAAGGAGACGTGGAGTTGGTCAAGAAGGGCATAGAGCCACTCAGACCGTTTACAGCGCAGACTTCAACAACAGTACACAGGTTCGTCACCCACGAGCCCATGCCGAGATTCCGAGGATTCACCTCAGAAGGCGCACTGCCCACAGGAGGTGCGGACAACAGGAAGGCCTGGTATAGGCTGGCCAATACCCCAGGCACAGTGGAGTACATGGAACAGAGAAACAGGCTTTCGCCGCATCCTCCCACAAGAAAGGCACAGGCACAGGCAGACATGGAGAGAGAACTTAAGGAACAGATGGGCACATCCACTGACCCGGTCAAGGCCAGGGAGATACTGGCGGAAGTTGTCAAGAATTATGACAAGGACTATGACATAGTGAATGGAGCCAGGAATAAGTGGGACACCGCGGCCAGCATCAGCAATCAGTTCAAGGGTTTTGACGTGTCGGACTCCGTGTCGGATGTACTCAACAACCAGACCAAGAAACTGGCGGACCAGGTCATCGACACTGTCACAGGATCAGACGTGGCGGCTCTGTTCAAGGACAACGTGTTCGTAAACCAAGCGGGAGAACTGTTCGCACTTGGAGACACCAGCAAGATACTATCAGGTGATGCCAAGGGCTTCGCCACAGACGCCGCCAGCAAGGCGCTGGCCAACACTGCCAAGGATTCACTGAACAAACTGGTCACGGGTAACCTCACCAAGAAGGCCATAGGGGTGGACAAGTTCGGAAACACCATATACGAGAGGGTGGGCATACCCACCAACATCGGAGGCATAGACATATCTGGAATCACGGGCAACATCAACATCGCCAACATAGCCTCTGTGGGAGATATCAAGGCCACCACCAACGTGTTCAAGAACGTGGTGGCGGGTCAGGTCACATCGTCCATCACATCAACGGCCATTTCCGCGGTGTCGAGTCAGGCTAGATCTTTCTTCACGGGACTGGCCGGAGGAAGCACTGCCAGGGAACTGGGCAGGATAGGAGGCCTCAACGCGGCATCCAGCCTTGGACTCAAGATTGGAAGCATATCATTGCCGGCGGCGCTGGGTGGTTCGGTGGGGGGAGCCGTGTCCGCGATAGCAAGTGTGTTTGGATTCAGTGATGAGAGGCTGAAGGAAGACATCAAACTAATTGGCAGATCACCACAAGGAATCAACATCTACGAGTTTAAATACAAGCACACGTCGGGCACGTGGCAGGGTGTTATGGCACAGGAGGTGCCATGGGCAAGAATCATGACCGACACGGGATACTACATGGTTGACTACAGCAAGGTCGACGTGGAATTCAGGAGGACACACTAATGGCATACGGGGACAACGGATCAGACAACGGATTAAGCAACAAGACTGTGACCTTCAAGGGTTTCAGTTCAAGGGCGGACAGGCAGAACTTCAAACTGTACGACTTCGAGGTCGCAAAACAGGACCTGATCAACAGGTTATCTGTGCGAAAAGGAGAGCGTGTGGAGAACCCCGAGTTCGGCACTATCATATATGATGCTCTGTTCGAACCATTCACGGAGGCACTCAAGGACGCCATAGTGGAAGACGTCACACAGAATCTCAACGCGGATCCCAGGATTTCAACACAGGACATAACGGTGTCAGAGGCGGACAAGGGCATAGCCATACAGGCCACTATAACCTACGTGCCCCTCAACATCACTGAGAAACTGAGGTTCAGTTTCGACGAGAACTCACTGTTACGTCTATCTTAATACACGCATATATTCTAACACATAAATATCCATACAAACAGTATGGCCACTACAGACAGACAAAATAGATTACTAGTCGCGGAGGATTGGAGGAAGATCTACCAGGCCTTCCAACAGGCGGATTTCAAATCATACGACTTCGAGACCTTGAGGAGGACCATGGTGGCATACCTCAGGGAGAACTACCCCGACGATTTCAATGACTTCGTAGAGAGTTCAGAGTACGTCGCACTGATAGATCTCATAGCCTACATAGCACAGGCCCTGAGTTTCAGGGTTGACCTCAACGCCAGGGAGAACTTCCTTGAGACAGCGGAGAGGAGAAATTCAGTACTGAGGTTGGCGAGGCTGATAAACTACAACGCCAAGAGAAATAAACCTGCCACTGGACTTTTAAAGATTGATTCAATATCCACCACACAGGACGTGCTAGATTCAACCGGCACAAACCTGGCCACGCAGACCATCATATGGAATGATTCCGCAAATTCAAACTACAGGGAACAGTTCACTGCGATACTGAACGCGGCCAACCAGACCGGACAACTGTTCGGCAATCCCAGGGAGTCAGGATCCATAGGCGGCATAGACACAGAGGTGTACACACTGAGTTCAAACCAGACCGACCTACCGCTGTTCAAATACACGAAATCAGTGGGAGGCATCAGCAGGCAGTTCGAGATAGTGCCTTCGACCATAAACAATTCAGATTCCATATATGAATCAGATCCAATCCCAGGCACGGGATTGACATACGTCTACAGGTCAGACGGCGCAGGTGACAGCTCAAACAACACAGGATTCTTCTTCCTTTTTAAACAGGGCACTATGCAGTATGCGGACTTCACCGTGGACACGGCAGTGACCAACTATGTCAGATCTATAGCGGCCTCTAATATAAATGATTCAGACGTATGGCTTTACAAATTGGACCAGTTTGGTCAGATCGCTGAGAAGTGGGCCAAGGTTCCCGCACTGACGGGCAACAACGCCATCTACAATTCACTGGCCGCATCGGAAAGGAACATCTACAACGTGGTCACCAAGAACAACGACGCAGTTGACCTGGTGTTCGGAGACGGAAACTTCTCCAACCTACCACTGGGCTCTTTCAGGACATACCATAGGATCAGTGACAACGCCAAGTACGCCATACAACCTGCGGACATGCAGAACATACAGGTAGCGGTGCCATACACGGACGCCAATGGTGCGCAACAGACCCTGACCATAACAATGAGCCTCAAGGCCAGCGTGTACAACGCGGCGGCCACTGAATCAAATGACAGCATCAGGGAGAAGGCCGCACAGGTTTACTACTCACAGAACAGGATGATAACGGCCGAGGATTACCAAGTGGTTCCACTTTCCGCATCACAGGAGATAGTTAAGGTGAGATCTGTCAACAGGTCTGCTTCGGGGATAAGCAGGGCCAAGGAGATACTTGATCCATCGGGAGCCTATTCCAACGTTTCGGTGTTCGCGGAGGATGGCATACTGTACAGGGAAGAATCCACACAGCAGTTCACGTTCACGTTCAACAACAGGAGCAACATACAGTCAACCATAGACACATCTGTTGAAGCAAAATTAAAAGAGGCCTATGCCAGGCAGTTCTACTACTTTAAGTACGGAACCAAAGATCTCAGCACGTTGACGGCCACGTGGAATTCAACAACCACATCCACCAACACCAACACCGGGTACTTCACGTCAGGGGGTGCGCTGTCCATAGGTGATTTCGCTACCTCTAACTTCAAATTTACTAAACCCGGAGCTCTTATAAAATTTACCTCGCCAGACAGCAGGGAGTTCCTGAACAACTCTCTGGTCACAGCGGGCACGGACAACGCGGAAGACAGGGCCTGGGCCAAGATAGGCGCGGTGGTCGGCGATGGTGCCAACAGCGGAGTTGGGAACCTGGAATCCGGAGTTGGACCGGTCACACTCAATGACGTCATACCAAACGGCGCAGTGGTCAATGCCGTAATACCTAATTTCACCACATCATTTTCGGCCACGTTGGAGGCGGACATCATAGACAGGATAGAGGCCTACGAGGAGTTCGGTCTGAGATACGACGTGGACACAGAGACCTGGAAGGTAATAACCTCGACCAACCTCAGTGCCAGCAGTGTGTTCAGCCTGGGCAACGCGGGTGACACCACGGCCACGAACCTCGACGCCAGTTGGTGGTTCAAGTTCACCAACGACGGCAACACCTACACAGTGACCTACAGGAAACTGGATTACATATTTGAATCCGAGTCCCAGAACAAGTTCCATTATGACGCACAGGACAAGATATACGACTACACCACAGGCAAGACTGTGAAGGACACGGTCAAGATATTGAAGACCAATTCCATTCTGTCGACGGGCAACAGCATAGGATACCCTATCACGTGGCAGGTCGTGGACACGGTGACGGAAGCGGATGGATTCCAGGACAACAGGAAGGTCAAGGTGGGATTCTTTGACGACGATGACGATGGTGTTGTGGACAACCCTGACATATTTGACATAGTGGTCGAACCCACCCTGTCAGAGAGCACCAAGTTCGTGTTCTTCGAGAAGTACACCTCTTATGACAACATCGAGAGGTACAGACCGTACGCGGCAACCAACTTCGTTGTAACTGAAAATGAGGCTGACATAGACCTCAACACGGCCACGTACACGGATGGACAGTTGTTCTACTTCTACGCCGCGGACGAGGACGTGATCAAAACTTACAGTGCCACGACAAACACACTGTCTACAACCACGGATTACCTTGCTCGCAGGGGCAGGAGTTCGATCAGTTTCCAGTACAAGCACAACGCTGGCCAGGAGACCAGGATCGATCCAAGCGTGTCTAACATAGTGGACGTGTACCTACTCGAGAGGACCTATGATAACCTTTTCAGGATATGGCTACAGGACGGTGGATCAAAACCCACACCATCTACGTCGGATCAATTGCGTATAAACTATTCAGGTGTATTAAATCCATTAAAGTCCCTGTCCGATCAGATAGTGTACCATCCGGTCAAGTACAAGATACTGTTTGGCACAGGTGCTGACGAGAATCTACAGGCCACATTCAAAGTGGTCAAAAATCCCAAGACCAACGTCACAGACGCAGTGATAAAGACCAGGGTGATCGCCGCGATAAACGAGTTCTTCGCACTGGACAACTGGGATTTTGGGGACAGTTTCTATTTCACAGAACTGGCCGCTTACATACACAATGAACTTGCACCTGACCTACTGACCGCGGTCATAGTGCCCAACCAGTCAGGACAGGGTTTTGGGTCCTTGTTCCAGATCAACTCAGCGGCAGACGAGATTTTCATCAGTGGGGCCACCGTTGATGATGTGTCAATCATAACAGCGCTTGGAGCCAACCAACTGGCGGCTTCCGGCACTGTGGTCACATCAACATCAACCGCCACTACCAACACCACCACAGGATCAGCGGTATCAGGCTCTACTACAACAGGTTCCGGTTCAACGACCGGCAGTAGTGGGGCAGGATACTAATGGCGGACAATCCCACAAACGCTTTAACCAACAACGAAGTCGTCAAGCAGGGCGACAACGAATACCGTAGGACGGTACAACACCTCCCGGCATTCTACAGGACCGACACCAACCAGCGCTTCCTGGCCAGCACTTTAGATCCACTGGTACAGAAGGGTGAACTGGAGAGACTGGACGGATTCATAGGAAGGCAGGATGCCTACACAAGGTCGATCAATGACAGGTACCTGACAGCGACCGGCAGGGACAGGTTCGCTTATCAGTTGGAACCCGCAGTGACATACACAGACAGGGACACGACTTCAGTGAACCCAGAGGACCAGGTCAAGTTCACCGGCACCTATGATGACTACATAAATCAGATCCGGTACCTGGGCGGCAAGGTCAACAACCATGACAGGCTCAACAAAGAAGTGGTGTACAGTTGGAACCCAGCCATAGACTATGATAAATTGATCAATTACAGGGAGTACTACTGGATTCCAGACGGACCAGGATCCATAGAGATAGATTCGGTGGGACCAAGCGCGGTCGCGGAGTACACAGTGACCAACGTGGGTCAACAGGCATATGAATTCAGGCACAGGGAGAACGAGAACAATCCAATACTGACTCTGTACAGGGGCAACACCTACAGGTTCAACGTGGACGCACAGGGACACCCATTCTGGATCATGACCGAACCCTACAAGAGCATGGTGTCAGATGACGGTTCCACATCCACTATATATTCAACCGGCGTGACCAACAACGGTGCTGACGAAGGAGTTGTAACCTTCACCGTGCCCACCACGGGAGCACCAGACACATTATACTACCAGTGTGGTAACCATGACGCCATGTACGGAATACTGCAGATCAAGGACGCAGAGGCCACAACGGCCATAGACGTGGAGAACGACATAGTGGGGGTCAAGAACTACAGCCTGCGGACGCTAGATCTCAGCAACGGAATGAAAATAAAATTCACCAACAGCCTGGTGCCAACCGCGTACCAGAACAAGGAATACTACGTGGAGGGTGTGGGAGATGCGATCACATTAACGGATGTGGATGATCTCATAACGCCAGGCAGTTACGCCACTGAGACTACGATACTTTATGATTCTGTTGGCTATGATTCCAGACCTTACGCACTGGCGTACTACACTCCAGAATCTAAGGACTACATCACCATCAAGAGGGATTCACAGGATCAGAACGCCTGGTCCAGGTACAACAGGTGGTTCCACAGATCCGTCATAGAGGAGACGGCGAGGGTCAGTGGATTCACACCAACCCTGAACGAGGATGACAGGGCCAAGAGACCGATCATAGAGTTCGACTCAGGTCTGGCGCTGTACAACCACGGCACGGTGGCCAAGAGATCAGTCACACTGTATGACACAGTGACCACGGACGCTTTCAGCACAGTCGTCAATTCAACCGGTTACATCGTGGACGGATTGGCACTGCAGGATGGAATGCGGGTGATATTCGCCGCGGACACTGATCCCATTGTCAAGAACAAGATATATGACGTGAATTTTGTGACGGCTGGAGATTCGTCACAGAAGATAGCACTGACCGAAGCCACAGACGGCACTCCGGCCGCATTGGACAGTGTGTTCATTGAATTCGGTACCAGTAACCAAGGAAAAACTTTTTATTATGATGACGACACGGATGCATGGACCGAGGCACAGCAGAAGACAGGTGTGAACCAACAGCCGCTTTTCGGCATGTTCGACAACCAGCACACCTCGTTCGATGATGCCACCAAGTATCCAAACAGCACGTTCACCGGGGCCACTGTGTTCAAGTACGCGACATCAGACACTGCTCCGACGGATACCGTGCTGGGCATTAAAGTGAAGTACAACACCATCAACAACGTGGGTGACATTGTTTTCGAGTCAGACCACACGGCAGGCACGTTCACCTACAAGGATGGCACAACCACGGTGACCAAGAATCTAGCGGAGGGACACCTTCACTACACCACGGGCAGGACCACGCACAACAGCAAGAGCGCCTGGATAAAGAGAACCAACGAGAGCCGTCAGAGGGTGATCAGGACGTTCATAGTGGACGACACAGAGAAGAGACTGTTTCCGATAGATTTCTACGCCAACTCGGCCGCACTGACGGACCTAGAGGTGTCTGTGTCTGTAAATGGTTCCAGGAAGACCCTGGGCACTGATTACACTTTGGTCAATGGCACGACCAACAGATACGTAAGGTTCACTGATGAACTCGAAGTAAACGATCAGATCAGGATTGCTGGCTACAGCAAGGCTGATAAGGTAGCAGACAAGGGCATATATGAAGTGCCAGAGAACCTAGCAACCAACACACTCAACCAACAGTTGGGCACGTTCACCTATGGACAGGTGTTGAACCATGTCAGTGACATTTTTGATAAGAATTCGGATCTATCGGGGTCCGTTCCTGGAGTCAGCAACCTAAGGGACAACCCAGACGCGAGGCTTAAGGGTGGAACCATACACCAGCACGAGGGACCATTGCTCCCAGCGGTTTTTGGTCTGATAGACCAAGACTCCAACGTGATGACGGCCATAGACTATGTGAACCAGGAGTACGAGAAATGGTACAACTCATTCCTCACGCACGCCACGAGCACTGCCTACGAGGGTGTGGCCGCTGACAGGGTTGACGAGATCATTGTTGCGATCACGCAAGGCCGCAACAGCACCTTCCCTTTTTTCTATGAGGACATGGTGGGCTGGGGTGAGAACGTTTCAACAAGATCATACACGGTTCAAGGCTCATCGCAGACAGAATACGCAATAGATTCCCAGCACGATATCACCACTCCGAGTAATCGTGCTGTGTACGTGTACTTAAATGACGTTCAGTTGTTAGTGGGCACAGACTACACATTCAGCACCACAGACGACAGCATCACTGTTTTGACCACATTGGCAGAAGGTGACAAGATCGTGATCAAAGATTATGCGGACACCACTGGAAGTTTCATGCCGGTAACTCCAACAAAACTGGGAATGTATCCAAGGTTCAAACCAGAGATCTTCACAGACGATACCTACATTACTGATACATCGGTGATTAGGAAACACGACGGATCGATTATAAAAGCATATGGCGATGAGCGTGATGACTTGATATTAGAGCTGGAGAAGAGGATCTACAACAATTTGAAAACTCAGTATGATGCCACGTTGATCGACATACATGACGTGTCACCAAGCGCATTCACATCAACGGAATACACACTCGCAGAGATCGACAGTGTCATGTCTCCGGACTTCTATGTGTGGGCGGGCAGGAACAACGTTCAGTACATCAACAACACCAGCTTCACAGAAGGCAGTCCTTTCACCTACAACTACGCTAAGTCCACAGCAAGATTGACTGGTGAGAACTTGCCCGGATACTGGAGAGGCATATACAAATACTTCTACGACACCGACGCTCCACATGTGAGACCATGGGAGATGTTGGGACATTCGGAGAAGCCCACAGATTGGGACGACACGTATGGCACAGCACCATACACGTCAGGTAACGATGTTTTATGGAACAAAGTGGCCACAGAGTCTGGAAGATACGGCAAACCACAGATAGCCACATACCTGCCGGTGGACGCATCTGGAAACTTATTAGATCCTATAGCGGCTGGCCTCGTGGACAACTTCGACATACCTGGCAGACAGGCCTCTTGGAAGTTCGGAGACCAAGCACCAGCGGAAACGGCCTGGAGGAGATCAAGCGCCTACCCGTTCACGGCTATGAAGGCACTGGCTCTGACCAAACCCGCCAAGTTTTTCAGTAACCTTTTTGATCCAAGTAGGCTTTCGACCAATACTGCGGGAAACCAGATATATACCCTCACGGGAATAAGAAAGACTCTGGCTACCGCCAAGTATCATCTAGAGATCGAAACCAATAACGACACAGGAGTAACCACGAGATATCAAACAGCAGGTTACCAACCTTTGGTGGTCAATTACCTGATATCACGGAATTTAGATCCAAAATCTTTTTATTATGACAAGATGAAGAATTTGAACGTCCAGTTGGCATACAAGTTGGGCGGGTTCACGGACAAGGATAATATAAAGATACTGACAGATTCGGTATCGCCGGGGTCCACTTCAGGAAGCAAATTCATTCCAGATGAAAACTACAAGATCCTGTTCAGGACATCAAATCCCGTGGAGAGCTTCCAGTATTCGGGCGTTCTGATAGAGAAGAACACTGATGCAGGCCCTGATGGATCAACACTGTTGGGTGGGTACAAGGTCCTTGGTTACTCGACGACCAAGCCTTACTTCAATTTCAACTATCCCGTCAAGACCACAACTGCCAAGGCAGTGTCTGTGCAGGGATCACAGGCCGTCAATCAGTACACCTCATACCAGGAAACGGTGCAGACAATACCATACGGATATGTGTTTAGCACAATACAGGACGTGGCAGACTTCCTTTTCGGTTATGGTCACTGGTTGGAGGATCAAGGATTTAAATTTAACAAGTTCTCAAACGAATTGAAAGAAACTCTCAACTGGGCCAATGCTGTAAGGGAGTTCTTGTTTTGGACAACACAGGAATGGGCACCGGGGTCAGCCGTGACGGTTTCACCGGCCGCGGACGGTTTTGAGCTAGACACCAACAACAGCATAGTGGGACGATTACGAAATTTGGCAGGTGACTATTCTCTGCTTGATGCTGGGGGTAGGAAGATAGACATAAGGGAGATCTCCACCAAGAGGATCGGTAAGACATTCGAGATAGGTATCAAATCAGATCAGGTTGGACTGTACAACATCGCTCTCAACACCGTGCAGAAGGAACACTTGTTGTTGTTCGACAACAGCACTGTGTTCTCCGACATCATTTACGAACCATTCACAGGATTCAGGCAACAACGTTTAAAGATAGTTGGTTGGAAGACCGCGGGATGGAATGGTGACTACTACGCACCGGGATTCATGTTCGACGCCGCCCAGGTCACGTACTGGCTGGCCAACACTGATTACAGGATAGGGGATAGCGTGGAGTACCAAGGCAAGTTCTACGTTGCCAACTCTAATCACAACTCGGGTTCTATTTTTGATTCTGCCAACTGGTCCTTGAAGTCAGAAAAACCATCACCACAACTGATACCCAACTTCGACTACAAGATCTCCCAGTTCAATGACTTCTACAACCTAGAGACCAACAACTTCGATGAATCGCAACAGCAGTTGGCACAGAGATTGATTGGATACCAGAGCAGAGACTACCTGGAGAACCTGTTCGTCAATGACGTGTCACAGTACAAGTTCTACCAGGGCTACATCAGGGAGAAGGGCACCCAGAACGCCATAGACAAGATCCTCAAGGCCAAGTACGAGGGCGAGGACATAGATCTAGACCTGTACCCTGAATGGATGATAAGAGTGGGCAGGTTTGGTAACACGGACGCCACTGAGAGTATACAGATTACACTTAAAGACGATGAGATCACCGCTGACCCACAGAGCATAGAGCTGTTCGACACCACCAATAGCTCGCTTGAGTATGCGAGGTCCGAATACGTGGCCAAGAATGACCTTTACTACAAACCTGTGGAGTACACAGCCGCCAGCACTTTCTCCAGATTGGATTACACACAGGAGGGCGTTGACAGAGATGTGGCACAGGTGTACAAGACCGCGGGATACCCGCAACTGACACAGGTACAGCACACGGCATTCAACATCACGGACCTATTCAATCTCGATGTCAACGCGGTAACGGCCAATGACCTCATATGGATAGCCAACAAGTCAAACAGGGATTGGGACGTGTTCAGGATGACAGTGGCCAACTTCAAGATCGCCTCACTGCGAACAATCAACAACGCATCTCAGTTGGAGATCACATTCACGGGCAGTCATGGCCTGTCAGGCGCCACACCTACCATGGAGGCAGACTACTTCGCCATAAGCAACAGCGAAGAGGTCACGCTGAATGCGGTGTATCAGGTTTCTAGCACACCGGACCACAAGACCGTAATCATAGACTACACCGGCAACACTGGGTTCATACCAACGCTCGCGGATGGGTCAACAGCAGACAGTTATGGAAACATCTACAAGTTCATCTCTGTGAGGCTGGCTTCGATGGACAACGTCAATGACAGGTTGAACTACTCGGATTACAATGACAAGGATGACGCAATAGGACGAGAAGGTGATAAAGTGTTCTCAGACGCCGACAGCTCAGGACTATGGCGTGTGTATGAGAAACAGGATCCCTACACGCAACAATTGACGCTTTCCCCAGATTCAACAAGCACAGACCAAGAGTTTGGACACAGGATTGTCGCAAGGAACGATGGAAGGACAGTGGTTGTGTCAGCACCAGGCAAAGGTCAGGGAGAAGTACACTTCTTGTTTAGAACCACGTCCACGGCGGGCACACTGCTACAATCTCAGTCAGTGGGCACAATGACCGACAATGACGACAACACCAGCAGGTTAGGTGAGTCTCTGTCTATCAGTACCGACGAGAATTTCGTAGTTGCCGGTGCGCCTTACTGCAACACTATCGGATCAGATGGAAGCACCAGATTCTCAGATTCCGGATTGCTAAAGATTTATGTATGGGATCCAAGCACATTCAAATTTGGAATTCTATCAACAGTGACACCACCAACGGACGAGGCATCACAGAACTTTGGATGGGCACACAAGATTTCGGAACCGACAACAGCGTCAACGAGGGACACGGTACAGAAATACATGTTCGTGTCAGCACCAGGACACAGCAATGATACTGGAAGGGTTTACCTGTATACCTGGGGCATAGGTGCTGATGGGTCAACATACGACACGTGGACACAGGACTACACCATAGAAGCACCAGACGGTGGCTCGGGACAGAGGTTCGGTCACAGGATAGCCGCCAACGACAACGGTGACATCCTGGCCGTCAGTTCGGTGGCACCGGGCAACGCCGGCAAGGTTGAGATATTCATCAGGACGTCCCAGAGCAATGACGGAAGCACACAGAATTCATTCACACTGGCCCAGACCATCACGGGCGTGGACAGTGACGGATCCAGCATCAACACAGCATTTGGTGAGAGCATCGCCATGAGCAAGGACGGAACTACATTGATCATAGGAGCACCGGGAGTGGACGGTGCGGAGCAACCAGACGGGGGAGCAATATACTACTACCGGTGGAATGCGGATGGCTCTACCAACACTTACACACTACAGCAGACGATAAGTGCTCCTGACTCTCAGGTAAACATGAAGTTTGGCACAGCACTGGACATCAACCAGTCAGGAACTAGATTGGTCATAGGTGCGGAAAATTTCGCTAACGCCAGGGAGATGAAGTTGGATTCCGGTGAGACCACGTTCGATTTACAGGACACCACAATAGTTGACCTTAACACAGGTTCTGGAGGTGCTTACACGGCAACCATGTACAATACCAAATTCGTGATAGACGACAGGTTGATCACGGACAGTGTCAGCGAGAACGATGATTTTGGAAGAGGAGTCTGCGTGATCGACAACACGGTCCTAGTGGGAGCGCCAGACGACGACGGTAACACCGCATCGGATGGTAGCAGTAAGGTATCCAATGACGGGACGGTATCCTGCTTTGACCTCACGGTCAACGGCGAGTACGCTTGGAAGAACCTTGTGACTGAAACGCCATTTATTGACATAAACAAACTGGGCAAGACATTTGAATTTAACAACAAGACAAAACAGATCAGAGACTATTACGATCTGTATGATCCGATCAAGGGTAGGGTGTTGGGAGTTGCCGATCGCGAGATCAACATCAAGACCACTTGGGATCCTGCCACCTACAACTTCGGTACAGACGCAATAACCGGCACCGCTTGGACAGAAGATCACTTGGGAGAGACCTGGTGGGATCTTTCACAGGTGAAGTGGTTATGGTATGAACAGGACACGCAGGAATACAAAGTAAACAACTGGGGCAAAACGTTCCCGGGTTCAAGCATAGACATATACGAATGGACAGAGTCAACCCTACTGCCAAGCCAGTGGAACACCAGATCTGGTACGCAACAGGGAGCCAACGAGGGCATATCCGGCACCGCCGCATATGGTGATGACTCTAGATACACCGTGGTGCAGAAATACAACAGCAGGTTGGACAGGTTCGTTAACTTCTATTACTATTGGGTGAGGAATAAGTCAACTGTGCCAGCGAACAGTGTGGTTTCTAGGAAGAACTCAACAGCGTTCGTGTCGAACCTCATCGCCAATCCACAGAGATTTGACTACAAATACTACTCGGTCACTGACACAAATAAATTGATGATCAACAACGTCAATGATCTAGTCAATGACAACATTGTGTTGAACATTGATATCAGGACGAACACCTTCGAGGGAGACTCGCATTCTGTATGGAGGCTTGCCAGGGAGGGTGACAAGGACTACAGACCCGGCACGCAGATAGAACAGCGTTGGTGGGATTCGTTGATAGGCAAGAATGAAACAGGTGATCTAGTTCCAGATGTCACGCTACCGGTCAACGAGAGATATGGCAACAACGTAAGGCCGAGACAGAGCTGGTATGTTGATAGGTTCTCGGCACTGAAGGAGATAATAGATTATGCTAATACGGTGCTGAAAAAGAACCAGTTGGTTGGACAAATCAGTCTAGACAATCTCGACGCCAAGGAGCCAGAACCAACGATAGAGAGCGGTGAGTGGGATGGCTCAGTGGACACCTACGCGGAGTTGACTTATCTTAACACAGCGGATCTTTCAGGAACGGTAAACTACCTGGTGAGGGCCGACGAGACTGCCAACAACTTCTGGGCAATATACCAATGGGACGGCACAGAATGGTCAAGGACAAAACTTCAGACATACAACACGTCCGCATACTGGAGTTACACTGACTGGTACGAGACCGAAGGTACAATGACACACGATGAGAACACCAGGATCGATAAACAGGTGACATACCAATACGAGTTGGATTCGCTCGATCTACCCATAGGTTCACATGTAAAAGTCACCTCAGCGGACACCGGAGGCTGGAAGTTGTTCATGAGAACTTCCACAGGATGGGACAACGTCGGAACCGAGAACGGCACCATCAGGATCAGCACCAAATTATATGATTACACGCAAGACGCAACAGGATTCGCGGGAGCGGACAACTTCGATGACAACTTCTTCGACCAAGAGCCCAGCATAGAGACTAGAAAGGTACTGCAGGCTCTACGAGACGATCTTTTCATCAATGATCTCGCCATTGAATACAACACATTGTTCTTCACTGGGCTCAGGAAGGTACTAGAAGAACAGACCTATGTTGATTGGATGTTTAAGACGTCATTCATAAATGCAAAGAATTCGGTAAGACCACTGGATCAGAGAAAGACATACACGACAGGCACAGACTCGTGGATAGAGAGCTACATCAATGAGGTCAAACCTTTCCACACCAAGTTGCGGGAATACAAACTGGGCTACACAAAAACCGAGACACAGGACGGTTTGTTCACAGATTTCGATAATCCGCCATTCTACGATGCCGCGCAAGGCAAGATCAGAGCATTGAATGTGAACAGCGACACAGATAAACTTACCCAATATCCATATCAGATATGGTATGATTATCACAAAAAGTATGTTCAGTCGATCACTGTCACACACGGAGGATCAGGCTACCAAGTAACACCAACGGTGACCATATTGGGTGGCACGGTGGGGACAACAGGTCCATTCCAGATACAGGCTACCAGTTCGTCGGGCGCAACCAGTGGATCATTCGGTTACTACTATCCATTATTCACGGATGTGAAACAGGCGGAGATATACGATTCACAGAACGGCGGTGCCGGAAGCACAACTTTATACACGTTTGACGGTTACACAGGCTCGTTCTATGGACCGGCCTCATCAACCAGCGAGGCGCAGACCGCAAAGTCAGGCACGTTCAAGATGTACGTGACTCCGACCAACACAGCGGCCACTGCCACAGCGACCATACAGGACGGTGCCGTTACACAGATCACAGTCACAGGCATAGGCGCGAATTACACTACAACACCTGTTGTGATGATCACTGGAGGAAGGACCGATGGGTCAACTCCAGCGGACACTGCCAAGGCCTACGCTAACCTAAACAATGACCTCGTGAGGGATTTCAACACCACGATCAAGTTTGATAGGGTGTCCAGCACGTCCAGGGTTCAGGATTGGACGGCATCGACCATTTACGCCTACAATGATCTTATAAGGTACAACAATGAATTGTACAGGGCCACAAGTGCCTTCACGTCAACTGCTGACTTCGATGACAACATCGGAGACCTCTACAAGGTTTACGGAGACGAGACCGGACTCACGGCGGCGGACAGGACGAAGGGATTCTACACTCCAGGTTCCGGCATGCCGGGCAACGAGCTGGATCAAGTTATGTCTGGTGTTGACTACGGTGGAACCATGGTCACAGGACTCTTGTTCTCACAGGAGCAAGGTTGGGACAAATCAGGCTGGTATGACTTTCCCTGGGACAACTACGGTGATTCTAGGATAAAGGCGTTCACGGCAGACGGATCCACAGCGACATACACATTTGCTTCTGCTCCTGCATCGACGGATGTGTTCCAAGTTTACATCACAGCGGGAGACAGCACCAGGAGGAAATTAGATGACGTGATAAGAGGTGACGGGTCAACAACTTCATTTACTTTAAGTGAAACACCAGACTCTGATGCGTTGGTAGAATTCATACCTTTCGATGACGATGGTGTGTTGACGCCAACAGACGACAGGACACTGGACAGCATAGTGCAGGGTGGACTTTTTGGGTCAGCACTGGGTTACGCACCTAGTGACATCATCGTAGAGGGTGACGACTTCGTCAACCCAGACACCAGTTACGCACCAGAGGAGACAGTGCCAGGACAACTGTTCGACACGCTGGACATCAAGGTGTACACATCACCGGAGTCGGGTGTGCCTTTCATCACAGAGAAGAACTACAGGGGAGACGGCAACACCACGGAATACGCGATAGGCGACTTCCCAGGCACGCTGGGATCAGTGACAGTTACGGTCGACGGAGTGATAAAGAAATTGACCACAGACTACACGGTGGACGTTGCCAACAAAACAATAACATTCGTATCAGCACCTGCCAACCTATCAGTTATATCAACAAAAGTGTTCGCGATATCAGGTGAGAACTACAGGGTGCTGGACACCTTCACGGGAGACGGGTCCACTGCTGTCTTTACAACATCTACTAGGGGAGAATTTAATCTTGATTCAACATCAAGCGATATCTACATTACAATAGATGGTGTGCCCACAACGGCCTACACCACCACGATCACTGCCAACACCATCACGGTGACATTCAACACAGCACCTCTTTCCGGAGAGTACATACAGATAGCAGGGTTCAACAAGTCAACCACTTCAACTAGGAGTTATGCTTCAATCAGGAACGACACTATAACCTATGACGGTTCTACCAACAGATATACGCTGACGTACCCACCAGGATCGATAGGGCCATTCTCTGGTTTGACAATGGTTGAAGTAAACGGCAGGATGCTACGAGGACCCGATAATACCTACTACCTTGGTGACGGAAGCACTTACACCTACGGTGTTGTGTCAGGCCTGGGAGATGAATCCACAGTGGATCCAGCAAAGACTATCACATCTGCCTCACAGGTACAGGTTTTCGTGAACGGCACGCAGAAAATTCTAAACACAGACTACACGGTGGACATCGGCAACCAGAACATAGAATTCGTGTCTGGATCAGTGCCAACAGCAACAGATGTAATATGTGTCTCGACGCTAGTGGACAATCACTATTACAACGAAGGCACTGACATAATCTTCAATCCTGTTGCCATCTCATCACCATACTCTCTGACAAGCGGTGACGTGTTGTCAATTACCACATTCAACAACGCACTGGGCATGAAACAGAGGCGTGAAGTATTGGAAGGTAGACCAAGTGGAGTGTTCGCCCTGAGATTCGCACCACTTAACGCCACCTACACCTACGTATGGCTTAATGGAGAACAGTTGACACAGGTATATGATTACACCCTGTCAGACACCACGTTGACCATAACAGGCAGGACTATCACCGCATCAGACAGGGTGGACGTGTTGTACTTTGCTTTAGATTCCGCGGTTGGGGCCACGGGTTTCAGGATATTCAAAGACATGCTGAACAGGACTTTCTACAAACGCATCAGCAAGACAGCGACAACAAAATTAACACAGGACATGACCGAGGGCACGCAGACCATCACCGTAGAGGATGGCACAGTGCTGGGCACGCCAAACATCGCCAGTAACATGCCAGGTGTGGTCTTCATAGACAAGGAGAGAATAGAATATTTCACCAAAACAGGTAACACGCTGGGACAACTGAGGCGTGGTACTTTAGGAACAGGAATTAAGGAGCATGGATCAGGCACCGAAGTGGTAGACGCGTCTGGTACTCAAACCATCCCTTACGCGGACACCGTGTACACCAACACCTTCACGGGTGATGGTAGCACAGTGACGTTCGCACTATCACAAACACCATCCAGCGCTGGCGAGTTAGACATATTCATTGGTGGCCAACGATTGTTGCTCACCAGCGAGGATGGATCAACAATCAACTACTCTGTGGACGGAAGCACCACTGCTGTTACATTGAGCACAGCACCCGCTTCAGGCACGCAGATCAAGATATTACACAAGAAAGGACAGGTCTGGTACACGGGCGCAGATGGTAATCCAGCGGACGGCAAGGGATTACAGGCTTCTACGACTCAACCAGCTCAATTCATAGCCAGTGAGCCCACAAATGCACCTGAATAAATACACTAGATGACACAGCAAGACAAATCACAAGAATCAAAAAAACAAGAAGATAAGAAGCCACAGGACAACACGGGTGTGATGATGACTGGACACATAAAGATCTTTGACCCAGAGACGGGCGAGGTGATCGTGGACAAGAGAAACGCCATACATTACGAGAACA